ACCCTTTTTTAAGGATGCTTTCACGCAGTTCCGGAGACAGGAAAGCCCCGGGGGCAACAATTTTTTGACCTCGTACATGCCCACTTTCTAATGGGCGATCTGAATGTTTTTTGCTATGCTCGTAATCAATTTTGAAATGCGGATCATGTTCTTCGTTGATGACGTTTTGAAGCTGTTTAATAAAAGCGTTATGCACCTCCGCCTTGCGGCGTGTTGATTTTCCACTGTCAATAACTTCCGCCAAAAACTGTTGGACGCTATCTTCGTCTTCGGGGTCGACTTCTTCATGGTGTGGAACAAAAGCATAAAATGGGGTTTTAGCAAGAGAGTCATCATGAAGCGTTATGTCGCCGCGCTTTCCTTCGGGAAGTATTTTGCGCACACGTGATTCAATTTCATTCCCGTACACTTTTTTCAAATCGTCCATCGTCAAAGGAATTGGGAGACCTTCAACGTGGAATTGCTCCGGCTCTTGGTTGTCCCAAGATGGAATATTTGAACGGGTTTTGCCAAAACTTTGAATTTCCAATTGATCCACAGGCGTGGAGTGTTTGGCGCGGCGAACAATTTCCTGCCACGGAGTTACCGTGACGCTTTCGTAACCCTGTTTCGCGGCATGATGAAGAACATCTTTTGCCAACGCACGTTGCCAAGATTTGTTTGATTCAAGATGCGGAACATCCGGGGCAGCATAACCGCCAGTCAATCCATCAAAATAATGTTCGTAATCTTGAATGGTTTTAAAATCTTGCGGGTTTTCAATAAAAGGTTTGTCGGAAGCACGAAGACGTTCCTGCGCAGCAACCGCTTCTTCATATTTTTTTTGATGCACTTTGGGGTCGTACGCAAATCTATCCGGTGGCCTGTTTTCACGGTTGTTTGTATCATAACGCCGCGCCGCATCCGACTGTGCTTCTTCAATGTTTAAATTTTTTACGAGTTTTACACCTTTCAAAAGAGGGATATCCGACATGCGTGAATGATACGCCAAGTTTGGGACATCCGTAAAATGCTCCATTGTTGGTGATGTTTTCTGTTTGAGTCTATCATTCGCTTTTTTTTGAGCGGCCTCTTGCAAAGCCGGGCGTTTTTCCTCAAAATTTTCACCGTTAGTGCCCGGATCAATCCGGAGCAACCCCATATAATGCCCAAACCTATCATGGACTCTGCCATATCGATTTGCTGACTGCGACCCTTGATCCCAATGCGAAAAAAATCGCGCATTCAAATCATCAATCGGCATCAAAAGGGTATTTCTTGGGTGCGCCGCACTTTGACGTGGGTATCCTTCATATCCCGTGTGTTGCGGAATAACAGAATAATCTTCCGCTGGCGGGGAAAATACATCTTGGCCGGAGCTTGTGGGTTTTGCAACGTTCATTTCCGAATACGCTTTAGCCCCGGGCAGTTTCTGACTCTTCATATCGTATGTAGGTCTATATTCATTAGAATGTTCATTTCGAATAATGCGGTTCAATTGCGGTGCATTATTGTGAATCAAGTCAGCCAGTTCTTGACCGCCAATCTTACCTTGTACCGCTGGATGCAATTCGCCCGTTTCCATATGGCGAAGAGGAATGCCGCCAATACGGGTATGGTGCAGTTCATCCGGCCTTACACCCTTACCCAACAGGCGGGTGATGAACTCTGGACCGCTTCCTTGGGCTTTAGGAAGGATTTTACGGGCAGTCTCCGCCCCCTCGCTGTACATGCCTCTCTCATCCAACGTACGAGGCGGTACACCGCCATCGCTCATATGGACTGCGCCACCTTCATTCATATGGACGGCACCGCCAGCAGCATGACCTCCAGCCAACGCCCCCATAAATCGGGAAGCATTTTCTTTTGTCATGACTTGGGAAGCATTGTCTTTCAAATACTGCCCCATTGCCCGCATGAAAGTCGGGTTCTTTTCAGCCAAGGACAGGCCTTCTTTAAAAGCATTCAAGTCATCGGACGCCAACTTTGTTGCAATATTTTTAGCAAACTTGTTGTTAACGTGCTGTTCCGCCAAATTATATGCAAGCGATGCAAGCGCAGCATGATCGTGGATCAAATATGCCCAAGCAACACGCGCAGTCCGAGAAAGGTCCGCATTGTAACTTTGCCCGCCGCCAAACTTGCTGGCGGCTTGAATGGCATTTGACAATGTGGCTTGTGTGCGGATGTGCCGTTCCAGCTCACTGAATCGACGGGGCCCGAGAGCAGACTCTACAGCCTGTTTGGTGTACCCTTTTAAAAGGTTATTTAATACCCCGATTTTAACAGTGCCGTCAGCATTAGAAGCGCGAGCAATAGCCTCTTCAAGCACCCCGTGAGCAACATAGTATTTTTCACGCGGACTCATAGCCGCAACTTCGCTGGCAATTTCAGATGACTTTGCCGCATTGGTTGCACTTGACCAAATCTTACGGCCATACGTAAACGCATCTTCCGTGCGTTCCGCATTGGTATGTGCGCGAAGTGCTTCCGCATACTCCTTGTTGTACAAACTGCTTTTAGGGTCCGTTAGACTGTCCATGATCTGTTGACGGGCGTTTGCAATTTCAGCACCAACGTCCCCGCTGGGCGTATTCTTGATGTTCATTTTAGATTCGGAGGCACGGTTCAAATTGCGCTGCAATGTGTCGAGGAAGTCAATGTCTACAGCACCGGGGTTAACCAATTGGTATCGACCCACGGGCGCACCTTCGCCCAAATGTTCAATGCCAGCAGGCGGTTCGACACCCTTCTTTGTAAAGAACGATTCCGCCATAGCCCTAGCATCATTGGGGTCTGTTTTTAATTCAGATGCTTCGCCTTTGATAAACGGAGATTCGTACAGGTCCGGATCACCTTTGCGAAGTGCGGTTTTTTCACGCATGTCCGCAATGGTTTTATCTAGCGCATCCGTAAATGTGTTGGAATTTAACCATTTATTCCATTTTGAATCCCACGATCCTGCGCCGTTACCTTCGCGTTTTGCCGCCTCGTATGCGGATGTAACACGTTGTTTAGCCAGCCCCATAGCCGTAGCCTGCATTTCTGCGGGCGATGCCTTGGTTGAAAGGATATCATTCGCAAAATTGCGTAGGTCTGCCTGACCGTCACCCAACCAAGTACCGAGCTTATCTTGCAGGATTTTAGCGGCTTCGGGGCGACCTTCAAATATCTTTTCAAGTTCCGCATGACGGGAGGGATCAACAAGGTTGAAAAGCGTTACAGGTTTTCCTTCCTCTTTTGCCTTGACCCAATCCGCAATTTTACTTTCGTCGATCATTCCGGCTACTTTGTCGGCCAGCCGTTTTTCGCCGCCAAACAGGTTTTTAGCAAATGTGCCAACGGCAGTATCAGATAGACCGCTAGCAATAGACGAAATTCCTTTACCAGCAAGGCTAAGTCCAGCACCAGCACCCCCGCCAATCAACGCGGATTCCGCGATTCCGGGCTCATCCTGTTTGCTTTTAGTGCCAAACGCCTGTTCGCCAACAGCAGTACCAGCACCGAATGCGGCACCTTCCGCGCCTACACCCAATGCCCTAGCGGCTGTAGGGCCAAGCCCACGCGCAAGTGCTACAGCTTCAACAGGAGCGGCAACAGCCAACGATTGGGGGGCATAACGTGTGGCCAAAACAATGCCCGCAAATTCCCCCGCGCCCTTTGCGAGAGCATGCTTTTCTTCATACGCACGGGCTACAGCCTCGTCTTCGGCTTTCAACTGACCATAACGTTCCGAGAAATTCTTACCTTCCCCGGCACCCAATGCAGCCATTGCCCCACGGGTAGCAGTGCGCAAGCCAGTCCATTCCCCGACTTTGCCGACGCCTTCCACGAAAGCCCCCGGTGCGCCCTTGGAGGCTACGTCACCGTCTTTTGTAATAAACTCACGGGCCTTCGGCAATAAAGACCGTACTTTGTTTTCGTACTCTTGATCCTCGGGGGAGATGTTCTTGCCGGAAGAAGAAGCGGATGGAGCAGACTTCCCAAATGCCGCATCCATGTCAATGGAGCCGGGCTTCTGTTCGCCCGTTGGTTGATTGCCTGTCGATGCCTGTTGCTTGTTTGGGTTACCAAACGCAGCGTCCATATCAAAAGAGTCAGCCATGTTACTGTCCTAACACAAAGCGCGACAAGTTAGATATTTTAGAGCCATTTTTCATTGCGAATTCGTTAAATTGCTCCGAAGTAATATCCCCGTTAGCAAGGGCAGAAACAGGATTCCAAAGTTTGCCAGTGCTTGAATTAACTTTGCTGTTATTAATCATTAACTTAGCAATATCATTTTGTGCCGCAACATAAAGTTGTGGTGGGTTAATTCTTTCATACGCATTGTTAATGTCATAACCCATTTTCATAGATTTGGCACCATACGCTTGAGCGACACGGGCGTAATCCAAATGCGCCGTATTTTGAACAAGTAATTTTGCCGTCAAAGTTTTAGCGGCCTGTTCCGTTTGTTCCGGACTTGGGAATGCGTTTGCAAAGTTAGAAAGCCATTTAGCGGCGGCACTTCCGCCTTGTTCGTTTGCGGCAAGAGTTGCGACTTTATTTGCAATCTGCTGTTGTGTAATGTTGTTTTCGTCAAACCCGGTTTCGCCAAAAGTTCTTAATCCAGCGTTGATGGTACGGGCCAATGCCAATCGGGATTCTGAACCGGGACCAAAACCAGTCAACCCGCCAGAAGGCAATTCGGACACAGCCTTGACGGTTGATGCAAGATCGCCACGCGCAGCATTTGCGGCTTTGGCCGCTATTTGAGCGTTCGAGAATTCTTTTTGATACGCATCTTGCGCTTTCTCAGGGTCAAAGGCGTTGTTTTTAATAGCCTCTTTGCCCAATTGGTCCAAAACGTTAAACGGATTCGATTGATCCCCCGCCAACCGTGGACCCATAAGGTTGATTTCTTTCGCCTGTTCGGGGGTTATTGGGGCTTGTGGTGCGTTTTCGGTACCAGCCTGACCCGCACTTGGGCCTCCCGCCGTGCCAGCATTGCCTTGACCGCCAAATGTCGTGGTTGTACCGGGGACAGTGACTTGATTTTCAATTGTAAACTTGCCGCTTTCGTCCGCAGGACTACGCACACTTGTCGTAAGGCCCTTCTGACTAATGCGCTTGGATGCCGCCTCTTCGCCACGGAGATTCGCTTCGCTTTCGGCAGTGTAACCTTCGCGCTGTTGCTTGTTCGCTTCCATAAGTGTTTTGGAATACGTATCAGCAGCAGCGGCCAAACCAACACCAAACTTGCCGGGGGTTCCAGCCATTTTGGCGAACGCGTTAAACATTGCAAGACGCTGGTTGTCCGTCATGGAAACGCCCAAACGCCCCAAGAAAGCATCTTTGTAGGCCGCTTGGTTTACGCCACTAGCATCCTGCGCTTTCTGTCTTGCGGAAACTTCCGGTTTTGCATTTTGCTGGTCATCCGAGAGGGGCGCAATTCTATTGGGGGCCGCATTGCCATCATTTGGTCCGGCAGCACCCGCTTCCACAGTTGCAATGGTTTTACCCAAAACGTCGCGGACTTTAGGGTCCATTACATCAATTGGGTCATTGGGGGCAACGCCCAATTTCTTGGCGACTTGCGCAACATACCCGCCCGTGTCGTTTCCATCAGACGGAGGTGCCCATCTGCCAATAATGCCAGCGGGTGTTGTAATGCCCTGTTTTTGGTAGTTTTGCAAAAGCCCATGCATGGCCGATTCACCATGTTCCGGAGTTTCAAACCGAGCAAACCGACCGTCCGTACCCGCATAACCGGGTTGTGAACGAGCAAAACCGGAATCAATAATGTTACCGGGATTATTGTTTTTAACGGCACGAGAATTCGGATTGAGGCCTTCAAAAATATTGCTTCTTGGAACGCCAGTCGCAACACCTTCTTCCGGAGCAACAGCAGCTACACCCGCTGTTTTACCCGCAACGTTGCTATAACCGTTGGTTTCATCGGGGTTAGCGTGGTGTTCGCGATGGATTACGCCGCCATACGCATGACCCGGAAGCAAATCTTCAGACGCGAGAGCCGCGACAGTGGTATTGTTACCAGCCTGCCCAGACCCAAAAGCCTCTTCTGCTTGGTCTTTGACAGTTTTTGACGTGGGCATGCCCGCGTAATTAACAATGTTTCCACCAGCGGCATAACGATGCGCGTAAATACGACCACCAGTAGCAGAACCTCCGCTCCCGCCCCCGCCCCCTTCCAGGCCCCCGCCCCCGCCCCCGCCGGAATCTAATGTGGGCTCTGGTTTTTTTTCTGCAACGGGATCAGAAGATGGGGCGGCTTTCCAACCAATACCAGATGGGGTAGCATTCCTATAAAGGTCGTATGCGCTTTGAAGGTCCGCAAGAGAAGCGTTACCGCTACCCGCCAATTTAGTGTAGTTTGCGCGGGCCGTAGCCATATCGGGAGGAGCTGCTCCAGCCCCAGCCCCAATCGCATCTGTATTGCTAACATTTCCATGCGCTGCTGGCATAACGCCTGCATTTGGCAATGTCTGCGTATAATGTTGCTGTGATGATTTTAGTGCAGCAAACGAATTAGTTGCGGCGGGGGCAACGCCACCACCAGTATCGAAATGAGGAATATACCCGCCAGAAGCATAATCCAAGAAATTTGCTTCGGCTTCTATTGGTGCAACCGCCCCTTCCGGTGGTTTTTCCGGCGCATCCGCATTTTCACTACGCTTATCCATCATGGATCGTACGTTTTTAACGGCATCCTTCAAGTTTGAATACATGTCTTTATTAGGGTCTTGCGCCGCCCCCGGTGCCTGCGGGACATGGGGGTTTGCCATAGGAGCCGATCCTGCCGGAATGTAGGAACTAGCCGTCATTCCAGCAATTGGGCTAACACCCAAACCCTCGGGCACAACTTCCCCACCTTTGGCGTAATCCCTGTCTTCGTGAGATGGGACACGCCCACCTTCTTTAAGAAGCAACGGCAAAAAGCTAGCAATTGCACCGATTCCGCCAATTGCTTGGCTCATGCCGCTAGGCTGCGCTGGGTTGTTTGTGGTTGTCCCGCCCATGCCGGATGCCATGCTACCAACAAGACCGGATTCAAAGTTTGCCCGTTGGAACGGATACCCAATCTGGTTCAAATAGTTTTGGTAGGCAGTAGACAGTTCCGCTTGGTTCTGCTGTTGCTGCTGTGCGCCAATGCCATATTGGGCTTGAGCCTGTTGAATAGCGGCGTTCTGCCCCGCGCTACCAATGTTACTCAAAAGGCCAGCCCCAGACTGCGCTAACTGCCGACTCAACCCTTGAGCCTGCATGTTTTGATTGTTCATCGTGTTAAACTGGCCCAACGCGGAGTTGTAGCCCGTGTTAGCAATGTTCGCGAGAGTCGCGTTGTTTGCAAGGTTCTGTTGACGAGCCAATTCAGCCTGCGCGATACCCGAACGATCTCCCCCAAAGGCACCTTTGGAAATGCTATTCCCAAGCACTTGCTGCTGCTGTTGCGCGTTAGTTTCGTTAATGTTTGCAGTTGTCGTGCCCATAACATTCTGCATGAATGGGGACATGTACTGGTTAACGGCTTGATTGTTAAACTGCTGCAACCCAATTGGTTTTGACCCCTGCTGGACAAGGTCAGTAGCCGCGTTACCGTATGGCTGATAGTAACCCGCTAGAGACGCAATGTTTTGCCCCGCAGCCACTTGGTTGGGGGTTTGAGGGGCAACAGTGTACGGGGTTATGCTAGACGCCCCAGCAGCCTGATCGCCGCCGTACGGTTGAAACGGTTGCGAAAACAGCGGCTGAGAACGCGCCAGCAACGCTTTATACGCGTCACGGACTTCTGGTGGTGGACTATATGTTGATGAAGATTGACCGCTACCGCTACCGCCACCCATTACACAACTCCAACGCTTTCTTTATTGTAGACAAAGTAGTTCCCAGCACGATCAAACTGGCGTTCGTACAAGCGGGATTTTGCTTCCGTGCGGATATTGGACATAATACCCATCAAAAGCGGTAGATTCATTTCTTTTGCGCATTTCTTGGCGAACGCAAGTAAACACTTTGCGCGTGTTGATCGACGAAATTCGGGATGAACAAACGTAAACATGTCCACAAGATACCATTGGTCCGCAAACCAAAATTTATCAATTTTAACGCCAATGACGCCTTCTATCCCGCTGTCACCAACGATGACACCAAGCAATCCGCCATTTTTGTTCATGATGCTTTTTACGAATTCAAGCACAACTTCCCGATCAGGGGGGAATACGAACCCCTCATCGCGGCCCTCAAGCAAAACGTCAGTTATTTCTTCCGCCATGTGTGGCTGGGCAAGCTGAACGTCGTATTCCATTAAGATTGACTCCTTTTAGTCTTTCCGAGGACCGGGAAGGTTCTGCAACGTCTTGGCGGTATGCGCACGAACATACTTAACGAAGTTATCAAGATACTCGTGCCCCGCATTCATATCACCTTTACCCAACTGTGTAACGGTCTCCGGATGGACAACGTATTCACCGCCAGCCGCTACGATAGGAACGGGTTTGCTTGTTGGGCTCATTGAACGACCGCCAGCAGCTCGTGCGGGCGTATTTGTGGTGCTGCCACCCATTGAAGGGGCAGATGGGAATTTAGGGTTTGCTCGGGCATTTGGAATTTTTGCTCCATATGGTCCAGATTGGAACATGTTATCCAGAATCTTCGAGCCAGCCAATGTGTTGCCCTCACCCAGACCGGACACAATGTCGGCGGGAAGGACATATGAGCCCTCAAGCACGTTCATTGGAATGTGGTCAGTGCGACCGCCAACAGCCATGTTGATGATCCCACTGTGGCAAGGGGTAGCTTTTTCTTTGGCAACCTTGTGCGCCTGATGGATCGCGCCACCAGCGGCATTGCCCGTTGGAATAATATTGCCGTCTTGGTCACGCGGAACTTCCATGCCAGCCTGCGGTTGTTTGGCAAGAGGCGGCATGCGGTCACCATAATCTTTGTTTGCGAGTCCTTCAGTTCTTGTCTGCGCCTGTGGCGTTGGCTGGCCCAAATTAGCTGGGCGAGGAGGAGGCATAGGAACATTGCCCTGCGGCTTTGGCACGTTGTTTTGTCCGGAAAAATCGCCTTGGAAAGCCTTTTGCGCACCAGTTGTTGGCGTAGGGATTGGAACAGCGGAAATATAACCGCCACCTTGCTGTGAACCAGCGGACATGCCTTGAGGCAACGAACGGCCCAAATTGACTGTTGGGCTACCATCGCCCTTGTCATAATAATACATGTTTGGGGCTTGCGGCTGCGTTTGAGCGGGAGCCGAAATCCGACCGGATGCCGTTGGTTTTTTAGATGGCATGCCAATAGGAGGTTCTTGCGCACCACGTGTTGCTTCTGCATACCCCCTTGAAATATCGGGGTTGTACAGTTGCTGGATGGGGATTCGGTTTGGTTCAGTAGACGCGACCGTGCTAGTTGGTGGCCTCATTTTTTGCGATTCAACATACGGGTCAGTGATGGGTTCTTCACCCTGACCATAAGGAAGGCGAGACTGTTCTTGCGCCCTGCGTTGGTTTCCCTCAACAAAACTTGTAAAACGGTCCCACATAGATGGGTCGCTTTGGGGAGTGAGCGGAGTTGTTTTTTGACCCATAGTTGGAGAGCCGCTCATTAGACGCTCGTATCGGGCACCTTTTACCGCCAAATATCTGTTAGGATTACTTGTCCGAAGAATCTTTTCTTCGTTGGAATCCGGCAAATCCATCATTTCTTGGGCTGTACGAGGCATTTTTAAACTCCAATTTACATATTGTCTTTATACTTCCAATTTAGACAATTGTCCAAACGGTTGGTGTGTTAATTGTTACGGTTGCACCAGCATTAATAGTTATAGGCCCAGCGGACATAGCATTCTGATTTGATGGGATTTGATAGTCGGTTGTAATGGTTTGATCGTTTTGGTAAAAAACCAAGTCAGACCCCCCGCCTGTAGCCGCAACAGTGTTAACGCGGTTATCAGCATACCCAATATTTGTACCATCAGAATAAATAAGGCTACTGACAGACTGTTTAAGGTACACGCCAGTGCCACCCGCAGCCGTTACAGCATACACCGATGCAGGGCCAGTTGTCGCATTGGTAACAACCCATACACCACCTTTACCCGTGGGGAACACAAGATTGATTTGACCGTTATTGCCTTTGATTGTTGTAGTGGCAACCGTTTGCGATTGGCTAACCGTGTATGTACCGTTACCGCCCGTTGTGCCCGTCAACTGAGCTACGATTGTGGTCCCTGTGCTTACACCCGTTCCGCTGATAACGTTTCCAACGGATATAGTTCCTGTAACACCCGTAATTGTCAAAACAGTGCCGGACATAGACCCAGACCCCGAAAACACGTACGTAGAACCTGTATCGCCCGTAAGGTTAATGCGTTGGTTGACAAAATCAGGGGGAACAGTCGATGTGCCCGTTGTACCAATTGTCTGGGTAGTAGCAGACGCATTAAGGGTATAGGATTTTGTTGACCCTAATGCCGCGTCCAAGTAATACCAATCGGTGTTAAGAATTGGCCCCCACGAACCAATTTCCGTACCGGGGTCAACTACATCAAGGGCTTTGTTGGTAGTAACTGTGTAGCTCATTGTCAGGTTCCCTTACGAGTACGATATACTTGCCACTTGACTAGTACCGGGTACGTAAACAAGACCGTTTGTAAACGGGAAGTTTAGATTTGTCACGCCAACGGTGTTGGGGATTACAAATATTAAGTTTGTAGCACCCGCGCCGTTTATCGTACTGCTATCATAAATTGCGCCAGTTGTAGCCCCCGCCGTTGTAACATTTATTGAATAAACGCGGCCACTTTGCGAAGAAACAACAGTTGATGCGGATAAACCCAAAGAACGAGATTGGGCAAACCCCTGTTTGTAAAATTGATTTGCGCTGTTCAACGCAACAACAACGTTTTTTAACGAAGAAAGGAGATCATCTGTAGAAGCCATTAGTACTTCCCATCCGGCGCAAGCCTGTAACGAATTTTACCCAGTCTCCAAAACTGTTCGCCGCCAACAACAACGCCCTGATTATCCGTAGACCCGATAGTAAATGAAAACAAACGACCACGAATCCGCACGGATAAATATTCCGTCTGTTGGGTTATTGGATATGGGCCATAAGAAATGGGCGTGTCTCCGGGGTAGTTAACGGAGTTAATGGTAAGGTACACCGTTGCGGGCTGGGCAGAACCGGAATACGTATTCCATTTCATATCGGGCCACACTTGATCGACAAAGACTAACTGGTCCCCCTCCATCATTGAAAAATAACCCGTTGTGAAATTGGAATTCATTGGAAGGCCAGCCGCAGAATTCCCCATTTCGTGCTGGTACAAAATGTTATCTGAACCAGCGGCAATTGGTTGACCCAACACAGATTGATCAATCCATGCGGTGCGTCCCAGTGTGCCGTAGTCCCACGTCTGCAAGACGGTATTAAACTTGACGTAAGAATCGTTTTCGCCAGACGTGCTATTTACGGATGGGTAGAACCACCAAATTTCGTTAAAAGATGTGTTAGCGGCTGCACGAATATTATTGACGTATGCCGTATTTAAATTTTGAAACACGACATCCCAAACCGGGCAAGGGATTGGTTGGACGCCGTTTGCAGATAACATAAAGAACTGCTTCTGCGACATCCAATAGGTCATATTGCTTAACTGGGTCGCGGCTTTCGGGGCAATCAATCCGCAGTTAGAACCGATTTTGTTGAACCCATACACAAGCGGAGGCCCGACATACTGCATCGCCCACGCGTCAAGGTCGGTCCAAATAATCCCCTGCTGTGGTCCCTGCATGCACGAAACAATGCGACTGCCAGTCGGGATTCGGAAAGACCCCGCTTGGTTAATCGATTGTGCAATCCAATTATTGTAGTTGGATACGTCTGACCACCGAAGGAGGAGCGGATCAGATATGCTGGTAAATGAAGAGCCCCACGCAACAAGTTGCTGTTGCGGCATTGCTACAAATACACCTTGGTTTACAAGGGGCGCGTTTTGAATGTATGTGCCATTTGTCAGATAATACCCCGGGGTATAGGCGAAGATAGGCCCGCCTACAGGGCATATAATCAGTGTTTCGCCCCAACTGTCCAAGAACCAGTCAGACGCTGTTACATTGGTCCCGGATACAGCACCGGATGCAGTGCCGCCATACGCATTCGCCCCGTACGCATTTGCACCGTAAGCGGTAGCTGGATACGGCGGAAGAGCGGAATAGTAGTAAACAATGTTCGCGTTGCCAGAATTCTCAAACACAGAGTCCGTAGAAGTTGCGGTGTTCGCGGCAATGAACGCAAAATTGTTTGCATCATACGGCGTTGGAAGAACCGTATATGAACCACTCAAAGTTATGCCGCCTACGGTTGTGGGCACGTTAACGGAAAAAGACCCGTTAGGGGCGTAACCGTGGTTAGGCAAAAGAACGCTGACAACAGGGGAATTGTTCGTTGTGGTAAAATACGGAACCTGACCCGAAAAATTGGCTGTGTGTGCGCCGGACCCCGCAACAGTAGTGTTAATCAACGCGCCTGTAGGAGTTAGCGAGATACTAAACGTTGTCGAGCTGACATTGCGAACAAAGTATGTTGTGCCCGCCGTAATGCCTGTCGGAAGCGCACCAGTTGTCGTAAATTTTACAACCGTACCGGATGGCGGGGCCGCAGCAACAGTAATAACAACCGGAGATGCAACAGGAATAGTTGCCCCTTGTGCGGTCGTGTAAGTCGCGGCAGTGTTGTCTATAATCGTGTATTGAGTCGCACTTGGCGTGGTGTTAATGGGGTAAACACCAGAAATTATTGTTCCGCCAATGCTTACGGGCACTGGGAAATAAGCATACGTATACGCGTTAGTGTTGCTGTCAGCGTCATTGACGGTAATTGTTGCCGACCCAGACGTTGCTGACATATTAACAACGTTGTTAGTTGTCGCTGACCGGGGAGTAACGTCCGTTGGATAGACGGTTGAAGCCGTCCACGCGTAAACTGCGCCAGTGCAGGCAATACCCAACCATGTTTTGCCATTCAAATCTTCCCACGCTTTTAAGGCCCGCACAGTCGTGTTGAACGGGGTAGGAAGAAACTTGACCCACCCGCCCAAACGTTGCGGGTAGGCGGCCCCCGGCTTGTCTGGAAGAAACCGGATAAGATTCGATGACGAAATAGCGGCTTCGTTTAAAGCGGGGGTCTTTATCAGATCAACGCCCGGCTGGAGAGTTAGTGCTGCGTGAGGCATGGGTTACCTCGTTGGCGAAGCGGCAAGGGATGGGGATTGCGATGTCCAGCCAGAAGCCTCAAACTTCTTACGCGCTTCTTCAACCATCGCGCCTTTGAGTAGGGTTTGATACTGCGACTCGTACGTGACAGCCATCTGCGGATCGTTGGACGAGGCACTTGTAAAATTGCGCTGGTATGCGGAAATGTAAACCATAGATGCCATGATAAATACATCCGGCAAATATTGACTGATGAACGTCGAGGTATTTGTAGACGAGAGCGTTGGGAAACGTTGGGTGCCGACCACTGTAAACGTGTACGCCTGATCTGGTATAGGAGCCACGAGCATAAGGTTGTCGTTGAACGGGGCAAAATACTGCGGCAAACCTTGCGTTGATCCTTGTGGGTATACCGCGTAAATCCATTCTTTTGTGACGGGCGTTAACTGGGACACGTAGTTTGTTGCGGGGTCCGTAACGCCAATGTTCTCCATGACAACAAACGGGTAACCTTGCGTAAGTTGCAAATTGTATGAACCAGCGGTGCCCGTGTAAGTACCAGTGCCTGACGTGTTCAAAAAGTCCAAATCACGCTGCATGCGCAATTCGGCGTAATCAATCATGGATGGAATGATTATCTGGAAATTGGGGTCAGAAACCGGAACAACGGCCATTGTTGCGATTTGCGTAACATATGTATTGTATGTAAGACCGCTCATCGCATTAGTCCTTGTTAGTCAGAAGACTTCGTGTTCTTTACATCACGCAGTACAATAAAAACCCGGCACATGATAACAAAAAAACCAATAATAGTCATGATAAAGTGTAGCCAATCATTTAAATTAACGGCCCACAACGGCATTGTAATAATACCGCCCGTTATTGCCGAATCGATTGCTAGATTTGTTTCATGATTTGGTGTCATGGCTCACTCGCTTGGCGGTTCGGATTCGTTGACTTTTGATGCATTTGCAAGCTGTTCTTCCGCATCAATTTTAATGCGGTGAATCAATTCAGCCACTTCCATGTAAGGCCGTTGGCCCAATGCCGTGAGGATCATGTTCACTTGTTCAATGCTCAAAGAAAGGTTGACCATGTTTTACTCGTATTGGATGTTAAGGGAGCCAGCGTCAAAATTGTCCGTGCCACCTACAGTGGTTAGCGTTATGATGTTCAACGCGCCCGCCAAAGTTACGGTACCGGAAGTCATGGACGAAAGCGGCGTTGTGGTTGCGTTGCCCAAAAGACCGGAGGCCACCCAGATATTGCCAGACACGTTATAAATAGTAACAACACCAGACCAAGCGTATGTGGCAGCGTTTTGGTAAATTGGGAAACCAGCAGTTGAAGAAGAAGTTGCACCCGATGAGCTTGCAATACCAGTAGTTTGCGCGGAATAACCGGAAGTAGTAGGAACGCCTCCCGTTCCAATTTGAACAAGAAAAAAGTTAGTACCATTTGTTGAAACGCCGTTAAATGCTAACGTGATGCGTTTAGCCCAAGAAGGAATATTTAAAAATGATTGACCTACGACTGTAATAGTTGTCGATGCAGTTGTCTGCGACGTGTTAACCGTATATGTTCCAGTGCCGCCCGTGCCAGTCCCCAGAGCGGTAATGGTAGTTCCAGCCGTAACGCCTGTGCCAGTGAGGACTTGTCCAACGGAAACAGTGCCGGAGCCTACGGCGGTAACCGTCATGGTAGTTCCGGCTATGGAAGCCGTAAAAGACGTTGTCGTTGTCGGCACTGCTGTACCCGACACCAGCATCAAGTTACCAGCGGTACCCGTCAGAATGCCTGCCGTGGACAACTGCATCTGCTGGGTGCCGTTGGTGTAGAACGACAATGGCAGATACGTACCCGTACCGTTGATACCAGACACAAGTTGCACATCCGTGCTGGCGTTGGTCGCAATTAGAATCTTGCTAGCGTTGGTTGGATCAGCAGCATTTGCCGCCTGCCATGATGCGGCTGTGCTTGTGCCGTTTGGCAGTGCATAGATGCCCGTGGAACCGTTAGTGGTAGTGGTTTGGAAGTTGGTGCGGCTTGCTACGGTAGCATTGGTATAGTCGCCAAGGACTTTCCCGCCGAAGGTTGTGCCACCGCTTGAGTCAAGGGTGATGTTACTAGCGGAGGATGCGCCGTCTTTGATAATTGTGGCCTGTAATGTACCCGACATAACGTAATCCTCTTATTCGTACAGAATGTTGATAGAGCCAGCGTCAAATGTAGCCGTACCAGTTGATGTAACCCGCACTAAATTTACAACCCCAGCCATAGCTACAACTCCAGCAGTTGTATCTTGCAAGTTAGTTACTGTGCCAGCCAAAATCCCTGTGCAAGTCCATGTATTACCAGTAATGTTTGTAATGACCAGATTACCTGTTGCTAAGTTAGCCGCTACGCCAAGAGCAACACACTCAAAACCGCTTCCGCTATATGCGTTAGTTGAAACAGCTATAGCTTGAAGTCTAGTTGATGAACCTGTATATCCTGATGTTGTAGGAACCCCGCCTGTGCCTAATTGGACAGTTAGTGCATCGGTATTACTAAGGCTTACACCATTAAACATTACAGTAATACGTTTTACCCAAGACGGGATGTTTAAAAAATCAACGGCCACAACCGTTATTGTGGTTGACGATGTTGTCTGCGATGCACTGACCGTATACGTCCCGGTGCTACCCGCTGTGCCCGTTAACTGGGCCGTAATTGTTGTGCCAGCGGTTACCCCCGTGCCTGTAAGAACCAACCCGACAGCAAGAGTTCCAGACCCCACGGCAGTAACTGTCATTGTGGTTGCGGCAATGGAAGCCGTGAACGATGTGGTAGCAGTAGATACTGCGGTTCCTTGCACCACCGGGTAAACAATGCCTGTAGCTCCCGCAACGGTGCTTGAACCAGTAATAGCACCTGTGACAGCCAACGTGCTGCTCATGGTAGCCGCCCCAGTTACAGCCAAAGTGCCTGCAACGGTGACATTGTTAAGCGCATCCGTACCAGTGGTATCGGAAATGCCGTTGGTTGTAATACCCGTTGAACCGTTGATTGTAACTGCCATTGTCTTAACCCTTCACAATATTCACGAGGCGGCTATTTGGTTCTAACGCGATAAATGCATGATATTGACCAATGTCAAAATCAACAACATCACCGCATTTTGACACCATCTCCCAACCATCACCAACCATTTTAAACGAGCCACGGGCCACAATAGAAATATGAACCGTAGTCTCATCATGTGTATGGCGCGTCAGTTCGTCACCTTCGTTTTCGAAGTCGTATATGCCGCCAGTCAATTTCCCGTAAGCAAGTGGCTTGTTAAGCAACATTGGGAGGAGCCTGTGCTGGAGGAGGAGGAGGGGCGGGAATAACCACACAAGCATCGCCAGACCAATACCACTGATCTGCTACCACATCATCAGCGCAAACAACCCAAAACAATGGCGGAGCAACTTCAAATGGCGTTGCGCTTACCTCGGCAATGCGTTCGCCAAGCAAAGAGCCATCGTAGGAATAAACTTTTTCTTCAGGAGAGATAAGAGCGTTCATGTCATCACCACTCAATAATTACGACACCAGTGCCGCCGACCGCACCCGCGTAATGATTTCCTACACCCGATGATCCGCCAGCGCCGCCGCCAGTACTTGTTGCTCCAGCAGCACCAGCACCATTAGTAGACCCTCTACCACCGCCACCAAGCAATGAGTTACCCCCACTGCTGCCAATACCGTAAAAAGAAGAACAACCGAGGGTAAAAAATGTAGTAGGAGAGCCACCGCCTCCGGCAATATTAAGATTGCCTGAGCTTCCTATTCCACCCGCTGCCCCACTAGTATTTGTTTGTCCGGCTGCACTACCAGCGCCGCCTGTTGCAGTTGCATATGCGCCAAAAGAAGATGAGCCTCCAGTACCGCCAGCATTTAACCCGCCAACTCCGCTATCGGCACCAGCAGTACCGCCAGCACCGACGGTTACTGCGACAGTACCGCCGGGGGTAAGACCCGTAACAACCCGGATTGCCGCCCCACCTGCGCCGCCCCCAGAAGAAGAACTTTGACTGGCAACGTTACCAGAACCACCGCCACCAGCAACAACCGTGACTTTACAAGTGGTAATACCAGTCGGCACGGTCCAAGTCAGTGAGCTTGTGCTGTTCCAAACAAGCGATGAACCCGTGGAGTTGGATGCCGCTGTAGTAGTGCCAACTGCCATGTTGGAAAAGCCGCCAGCCGCAGTGCTTGCAAGCGTAATTGATCCTGCGGCATTGGTAACAGTGATACCCGTGCCTGCCGTAATGGTGGCGGCGGTATAATCCGTGCCGTTACCAATCGGTATCTGACCATTGGTTGGCGCAGTCGTTGTGCTTTGTGCTACAAGCGAACCGCTCCCCGCAGGAAGGGTAAGCGTATTACTCGCAGCAGTAGCAGCCGCTTGAAGTTGGGTGTACCCGGAAGTGGCACCGTTAAGTTTGATAGGCATTACACAATGCTCCAAGTTGAACCAGACGGCACGGTGACAGTCACGCCGCTATTAACCGTAACAGGGCCAAAAGTACCAGCATTCTGACCGCTAGGTATACTATAATTTGTTGTCACTGTCTGCCCGTTTAAATAGAAAATTTGATCTGTGCCGCCGCCTGTCGCGCCGCCGCCAACAGAAGTCCACGAAGTGCCGTTGTAACCTTCGAACCCAACAGTGGTAGAATTAAACCGGATCATACCCGTTTGACCAGTCGGTTCTTGCGCGGTTGTACCAACAGGGAGAACAATAGCGCCAGTGGTCGGGAATGAGACAATACCGGTCGTCGCGATGCTTAAAGCGGTCGTCGCGCCGTTATTCCCTACCTTCATCACAATGGAATCGGTCGCGCCAATACCCGTTGTTGATTGCAGCGTAAGGGAGGATCCGGTCCCCGTCCCACCGTAAATCGTTGGCCCCGTGACACTTGTAGCTGTAGCCGCCCCAATATTTGGGGTTGTCAGGTTTGGCGATGTCGCAAGGACAATACTGCCGGAACCAGTTGAACTATTCCCCAATGCGGTGACTGTACCGCTTGTCGGAAGCGTAAGGGAAGTATTGCCAGAAACCGTAAACGAGGTTGTAAACGCACCCGAAAACGTCAGATTACCACCGATTGTAATGGTCGATGCGCCGTTATTAACCCCGGTTCCGCCGTAAGTGCCGCCAATAATCGACCCGTTCCACGTACCGGTTCCAATTGTACCCACGCTTGACAACGACGAAAGAGTCGTCACAGAGCCAGTCGCAAGGCCGTTTGTGGTGTTGACGTTGTTGCCAATGGCCGTAAGAACGCCCGTACCAGTTGTGGTGGTAGATGGGGCAACACCAGCACCGCCGCCGATGACAATAGCGTTTGCCGCCAAAGCCGCAGAGGACGCCCACGTTGTTCCGCTACTAAAATAGACAATACCGCCCGAAGTCCCCGCAACAGTCAAAGCGGGGGTCGTTGTCGCAGTTGCTACGGAAATAATCCCGCCAGTAAAGCCAACGCTTGTTACGGTGCCCGCAGAAGCCCACGTACCATCCCCGCGCAAATAATTGGATGAGGATGGAGTTCCCGTCACTGCCCCCGGCAATGCGGTGACGGAACTCATTACAGTTCCCGACGTTGGAAGCGTTACGGAAGTAGCGGCGGTTGCAGTTAAAGTAGTGTTAAAAGCACCCGATGTTGTAAGGTTCCCGCCTAATGTAATAGTAAAAGAACCATTATTAACACCAGTACCACCATAAGTTCCCGCAATAAGAGAAGCATTCCACGTCCCCGATGTTACGGTTCCAATGCTTGCAAGGGATGAAAGTGTAGTAACGGCAGTGTTTACCAACGTACCAGACGTGGGAAGAGTAACACTTGTGTTTCCAGTAGCCGTAATTGTCTGTGTAAACGCCCCTGCATGGGTCACATTTCCAGCCATAGTAAGGGTTGAGGAGCCGTTATTAACTCCCGTCCCACCATATGTAGAACCAAGCAGCCCGCCCAACGATACGGCCCCGGTTGTTGCGGAGCTAGGCGTAAGGCCCGTCGATCCGCCGCTGAAACTTGTTACGGCAAACCCGGATGGTAGCGAGGACGACCATGAGGGGGCCGCACTTGTATTTCCAATAAGAATTTGCCCAGTTGTTCCCGCAACCGTTACCTGTAACGCAGATGTGCTATTTCCATACACGATCCCGTTTGCAGTAAAAGTTGTTGCGCCCGTACCGCCCTGCCCAACGTTAAAATTACCGCTTGTGACTTGCGATGCCGCAATCCCAATTGACGTGTTGCTTGCGTTGGTTAATTGACCTTGAGCATTAACCGTAAACGTCGCGACTTGCGTACCAGATCCATACGTTCCTGCGGAAACAGTCGTATTTGCGATGCTTAACGTGCCTGATGTTGTAATTGGGTTTGTCGTGCTGCTGGATAACCCAGTTCCCGCACCAATACTCAAAACTGTACCAGTACCTGATACTGATGCCCAATAAGGGTTAGCGCTAGATCCGCCAGTCGCAAGAAGCTGACCGGCAATACCGGGTGTCAAGGTTGTCCATAAAGACCCCGCACGGTAAACAACGTCGCCCTGTTGGTTCCCAAACGTCGCGTCCATAATAGCCGTCAACGTCGTGGATGATGGGGATGCGCTGCTACCAGACGTATTCCCCAACAAAGTATTATTTGCAATGGGGGTCAGAGATAATGTTCTATCGGATGTTAAATCTCCACCGCCAGATATACCGCCAGACGTTGAAATCGACCTAGTTGTGGGGACAGCACCAATTGCGGACGTGGAGATGTTTGTGTTGCTTGCTGCCGTAATACGCCCATACGTATCAACGGTAAACGCAGGAACCGCAGACGATGACCCGTACGAAGCGGCGGTTACGCCCGTAATCGGTAATGAAATTGTCCCAGTTGTCGTAATTGTGCCGCCCGATAAGCCACTACCAGCCGCAACAGACGTGACAGAACCCGTTCCATAACCCTGCGCCTTAACAAATGCGGTTGTTGCAATTTGAGTGGAACTATCGCCAGTTGATGGCGTGGGAGCCAGCGGAGTACCCGTAAAAGTTGGCGAAGCCAGCGGAGCAGCCCCCAGCATCGTCATAACTGTAGACGTGCTTAAATCCGAAGGAGACGCAGTGCCGCCTGTGCTGTTGCCTTTGAGGGTCAGGGTGGGCATGGTCCCCAAATACGTATTGGTCACGCCACCAGTGCTAAGGCCTATAGTCCCCGTGGACGTAATTGTCCCGCCAGTGATGGGGCCGGATGTCGCAATCGAAGATACACCCGGGGCTGGATATATAGACTGCGTATAGGCCGCGATCTGCGACAGAGTAGCGCGAACGCTCGTGCTTGTTTGAACGATAGGAACCGAGTCTGTACCGGAAACGGATGTCGCAGCGGGGAGGTTGGTGATTGAGATATTAGCCATTTAAAGCCCCGACTTGTGGTATCTGTGTAAACCCTGTCGGCAAGCCAACGTTGGCGGTCGCCACACGCGTATTACCGTCAATCAAACTTCCAGCCACTATAGGCGATGCAACAGTGTAGGTAAATGCCGTAGCAGTTGTAACTGTAACAGAATAGAACCCGCTAGCTTTATTATTGGTCAAATCTTCTACCGAAACTTGCGAGTTATTCGACAATCCATGTGCGCTGCTGCATGTCACGGTAATAACAGTTGTTCCGTTGGCCGTGATGGAAATGACAGGAAGCACAACGTCATAATACGTGGTTCCCTGCAACGGCATAACGGCATTGGGGTTCAATCCTGTAGGCACCCCAATCGGCTGCGTAACGATGTTAATGTCGTTTTCGGTGATCAAATCAATGCTATTATCGACCGGAATGCCCGTCTGTTGATACGTTGTTGTTGGCTCTGTTGCCGCCAAATAACTGGAGTTTGCGTACACATAATCTTCGGGGCGCGCATTAATGATTGGCGTTGGGTCTTGCGTCACGATGATGGGCTTCAATTGCGTTTGTGGCCTGTCATAGCAATTATTGCACACCAAGAACCGCAAGTTCTGCAACTGCGGCCCACGAAAATCAAATTGGAAGCGAAGTGAGCTTTGGTTGTAGATAAACCCGCATCTATCACACCGCCCAAAGGCCCGTGGGTTACTAGGGTCTACATTTGCACGACCATGAAACCGATAGGACATTGTTACATCCTATAGTAGCCGGACAACCCCGGGGTTAGGTACAGCGGAACGTTTTCGGTATCCTGCGTTGCCGCAATCATATACGCGGATTCTGCATTAGTCCCCAACATCGGCACACGGTCAGGCGCATAAATTCCCGCGAGACGAGATGCTAACCCCGCAGCAAACGCGTCAAACCAACGATACGGGATATCAACAGTTTGCCCATTGTCGTAGTTTGCGTCTTGAATCTGTTTAACGCGGTAATACCGCAGCGTATATTGGTTGTCCTGATCAGGAACAGGCCACAGAGTTACCGTTGGGTTAATCAAGCGGTCAAACCAAAACACCGTGGGCGGGGCTTGCTGGTTTTTATTTGGGGTTTGGCTGTACTCTGAACGCGAAATTGGCATGATTACGCGGTCAAACTGGGACTGACCCGAACCAGTCGAGATGTATGCGTCCAATATCATAATGGTGTTGGATGGAACGTTGTAGGTTGTGACCCCTTGAGACAAAACAACCGTTTGAACGTCCACTTCCCATAAGTTAACGCCACGATTGGACCAGTTTGAAAGCATCAAATTGGTTTCCATACGGGCATCTTGCATGTGTTCTTGCACAAGCGCGGTTCTGCGTACTCCGCAACGGGCAAAAGCGTTGAGGACAAGTTCACCAAGTGTTGGATTGAACGTGTATGTCCCGCTTGTTGTCATTACGACATCGCTTCCTGCGCAACAATAGATGCACCAACGTTAGATTGGCCCCCTGACGTTGCGGTTGTAATAGCAACAGTCAACATGTCGGGCATATTACCTTGTACAGTCGTGTAAAGCGGGAAGAAGTTGGTTAGATCATAGTTTTGCAAACCGCCAGCCGGAAGAGGCGCGTTGTACACGACTTCACCACCAGTAACCGCCGTAGCACTTACATCGCGTTCCGCAAAACTGTTCAACGAACCAAGCGAATACATTGTGTTAAATGTAGCGCCCGTCAAAGAGATTGGGGAATAATAAGTGGATGCAATCAGTTCCAATGTGCAGTTCGCGGAAGAATAAATGTTCAACAACTGCGGAAGGATCTGACCACGGTCAATTTCACCGATGATGTAGTTACCGCTTGTAGCTGGCGGAATGACCATGGGAGTGTTGCCGGTAATATTATCCACTACAGTCAACGCAGTCGCTGTATTCGAAATAATACGCCCAATACCGCCCTGACCTTGCGTGTAAACAAGGGTACCACCAACTGCACCCGACGCAGTCACAGGATAAGTAAACGTATTTGCACCCGTTACAGTGATTTGGAACGTGCCGTTTACGGAAGTGTTGCCTGTCGCGCCAGTAACTGTCAAATAACGACCAGTTGTTAGGTAGTTAGGATTAGCGGTTGTCGTAACAGTTGCGGTGTAAGGAGCAGATGCGCCTGATACAACAATACTGGTAATAGATGCGGAAGAACCACGACAAAATACGTATTTGCCCGCCCATTGGTTAACGGTCCAAGTCGCGGATGAAGACGTAATAACCGTATTTGATGCGCTTTGCGTTACACCCGTAATAGCCGCACCGCCTGTAGGTAATGTGCCATTTGCGCCGGAATAGGCAGTATCCACCCCATATTCCAACGTACCCATTGTACGATAACGAATTGTCAAAAGCGGGAAACGAGTTGTTGCTGTAGCCACTTGGCGGATTGGTGCGTTTGCCGCCATCCCATAACCGTAAGTAAACCCGCGCTGCGTATCAATGCGGCCCTTCGCAAGAACCGACACGCCATAATGGTACATAGAACCGGCGGTAGAAGCGCCAACGTTGCGCAATTCGTAACGCACTGGAATGTTACCAGTACGAGACCACGGGGTTGTTTGGCTTGCTTTGTTACCAATACCAATTTGATGAAGGGTGTATGGTTCACCACCTATAACAACGCCCCAACGCAACAAACCAGCACCATACCAAGCAAACTCAATCCAAATCATTTGGATTTGCGTCCAAACAATAGTGTTTTTGATACCTTGCGGGTCAGACCAGTTTTCGTACGAAATACGGGTGTCAAATGGGTTACCGCCTACGTCAGAACGGTAAACAACGCCCAACCCCGATGGATTAGTCGAAGTAGGGTCGCCCTGTTCAAAAAATACGCCGTTACCATCATCAAAAAAGCCAACGCGCTGGCGCTGGTTAGCGTAAGCTGTACCAAACACAAAACCAGATGACATGTAAATGGTTTTACCCGGCTGATACCGAATGTAAGGGCGGGTTTGACGAACAGCAATGTCACCAGCGGCGGAAGTAACGGATAATTGAATACCTCCCTGACCCGAAACCTGTTGAATGCTAGCGCCACCTACAACATATTGTTCCCAGCGCATGGGCTGTGCGGAGTATTCAAAATCCGCTTCAAACAGGTTTTGCGCTTCGGAAACCTCGGTCTTCCCAAGGTTATCGCGAAGACGTTGTGGATATTCAACAGTTGCAACGCCATCTGCTGGGGAAGCGGATAAAAGGCTAAGACCGGCCATTTTCTAACTCCAATTAGTACGGCGCTACGCCAAACTGTGTAAAGGTTGCGGTAACGGATCCCGTACCGGATGTAAGAGTGATTCGCGCAAATGCTGGAGCGTATTGATAACTGCTCTGCAACGACGTTGTCGCATTGACAACCGCCGAATCATTGGTGTTTAACCAAGTCATTCCATAAGAGGAAACGTTTTGCGTGGAACTGTTGGGATCGTCCAATGTCTGCTGCAACGTATAAGCAACGGTACCGTTAACGGTCGCTTGTAATGCGATCTGCGACAAAGCGTAATCGTCAAAACGCACCCAAGGGGATGACGCAACGTTGTTTGTCCCAACAGTAATTGCACCTAAAGCCGCAGAAGATACCGTAATGGATGATACGGTTTTAAAATCGAGGTTTGAATAAAACGCAGCAGCGTTTGCACCCGTAACGATTTCCGTTTGAGGCGCACCATTTGCGGATGTACCAACAATCGTAAATTTGTTTGCGCTTTCATTGGCTGCGGGCGTAAACAAAACGCGGCGAGCAGTATCCAATGTCGCAACACCATTGGATGCGAGCGCACCATTGATGGTGAATGTGGCTGTCGGGGTCTGTGAAAGGCAAATATTGTTTGCGGATGCAGTTGCTAAAGGCCCAACTGTAACGGTTACAGGACGCATATTATTTACCTCTCTTACGGGCTACTGCTGCATTATCTACCAGATTTGGATAAGGTCTGCCAGCAGCACGTGCGTGTGCTTTGGCAAGTGATTTTTGTTTGGTGGACAAATGCTTGTGATGAGCATCTTTTTCCTGCGGATGTTCCCAGAATGGTTTCTTTTCCATTAGCAGCCCCACTTGCGCAATGCTTTGTTAATCCGACTATCCGGGTCATGAGCGTTTTTGTGATTGGTTAATTTAGACCGCATACCTTCCATCCGGCTACAAAATGAATGATGCCGTGAGTTATGCGTATCTTTGGTCGGTGCTTTAAGAGTGCCGCCAGTCTCATGATGATAGGATTCGCGCCCTTTGGCGTTCAATCCACCTGACTGACTTTTACCTTCTGATCGCTGCCATGCTGGTGTAGACATCCGACTCTCCAAATGAAAAAGGGGGCGTTAGCCCCCCTTTTGCTAGTGGGCTTAGGATTCACCCGGACCAACATCTCGACCAGCAGGGGTCTTGACAGCGTGTGCCGAAGAGAATGGGCTCATGTCCGAACCCACCTTGCCGCCATGCTTACGAGCAGGACGATCCAGACGGTGCTTGGCCATGTGGCCGTGAGCTTCCAGATGCTTGTGCTTCATTGCGCCGCCACGCTTCTTGTGAGCGGCTTCTTTGACAACGTTAGAGTTTGCACCAGCGTAGATATCGTGTGGGGTTTCGTCATGATCTTCATGACCTTCCGACACTTTACCGCCACGCTTGTGGGCCTTGCGGTGATGCTTCATCGAGTGCTTTTTGACATGCGCATGAATGTCATGCTCATGATGACCATGATGTTCGTGGTGCATGCCGTGTGATTTATGAGCCTTCATGGGTCATGTCCTTGTTAAGCTTGTGTAACACCAAATACGCCAGCGGGTGCGGCAATATTATAAGTTTGCGGCGACTGCGTAATCATCAAACGACGCGAACCGTTAGATGCTGTCTGCAATGCATATGTACCACGTACATCGCCAGTGGTGGATGTTGCGTATGTACCAACAGCAGCCGTGAAGCCGGTGGTGGCCGTAACAACCGTAGCCGGGTAGTTGATCACCAGTTCACCAAAGTTGTTAGCAACAAGGGGGAGACCAATGATGTCAGTTGTACCAACCGAATAAGTAACCGTATCTGTAACACTTGGTGTGACAGAAACGATGTACTTAAACGCTTTTTTACCATTCACTGCGGTGCTTTGCGTTGAACCAGTGGTCAACGAAATTACTTCGGTCATTGGATACCCGTAGATATCATAACCAGAAACAGTGAAAGTAATGCTTGCGGTTGGCGTACCCGAAGTTGGTGTTACGCTAACTGCACGAGCGATCAGGCACTGCGGATTCCACAGTTGAACAGTACCGGCAGAACCAAAAGCTTGACGCGATTGAGTCGTAGCCGGAACAGTGCTTGTACCGATAGATGCGGTAATTGTAATAGTAGAACCGCTAGTACCAGCAGCCTGAGAGGTGCTTAAATAGTACGTACCCGTACCACCTGTACCCGGATTGCCGTTTGTTACGTTAAGAACAGGGCCAATACCAGTAATATATGTACCGGTAGTGATACCAGTGCCGCTAATAACCATACCAACCGAAAGCGGACCGTTTGAAGCGGTGCTTACAACAAGAATGTTACCAGCAGTACCGCTCGTTCCGTTAGAAACGTAACCAGAGACTGATGTATAACCATCAATCGCAAGAAGACCAGTAATCGAAGCCCCGGTGTCCGCACGATTGATAGAAACAGCAGTTGCAACACCGGTTGTCGTTGAAGAAGACGAAACCAAAGTCATTGCCGTGGAAGCGGTAGTAGCCGCCGCTGCCGCAATTGCTGTCGCGCTTAACGTATAAGGTACAACGTTGAGGGTTTGGATGTTTTGTGCAAGCAAACCAGCAGTTACGTTACCGAAATTTTGTCCCGGCTCGTAGCTGTAGGGCCAACGGCTATCCAAAAGAGCCACGCCGTTGTAAAACAACGACGGGCCAGCTTCCGGATTATAGTCCGTCATTGACGGACTATTTGGGTTGGTGTTTTGCCCATACGAAATATAAGGACCGGAGTTAGCTGTAATAGACATTTGCTGTCTCCAATCTTACGAGGTTGGGAATGAACCGTAGATCGAACGCCAGTTGTAGTAGCCGACCGAATAACGCTCGTAGCCTTTTACCAACAGGTTGTCTGTCGTAAAATCGACTTGCATATCCATTTCGAAGGGGACGCGTTCCATGTACACAAGACCTTTTACGTTGGTCAGCAAGAACCAAGCGTAGTTGGAAGTCAAGAAGTCCATGACCATGTAACCTTCTGGCAAGCCGCCAGCGGTCATGAGGATCGCGTTCACATCGTTGTCTGCTGTACCGGGGCGCAACTGGGTCTTCGTCAGGCGGATAGCAACCGGCTCCAATGCAGGAGGAACGATCAACTTGCGGCCACGAGCGAAGATTTTAATGCCAGCGATGTCACGGAAGTTCTGACGAATTGCGACCATGCCGTTCAAGAGGGTCGATTCGTTGAGGTCAACGTCAACGGTCGGCTTGTTGGCAATCGTGGTGCCGTCGATAGGATGCGAGGTGGAGCAGAGAGCAACACCGTCACCGCCGATAGACGCATTGTAGGTCGTCGCAGTGTTCAAAACGTTAGCAGAATAGATTTCCTTGGTCTGATGGAAGGATTCCACGAGGCCGAGGTTGGTTGGCTTGAACTGCGCTTTGTACAGGTTATCGTCAATAGCCTTACGGGTGATCGCGTAACCGAGAGCGATTTCGTTATGTTCCTGATTGTAGACATAACGTTCGCCAGCGGCGTTATCAAACTGGGTGTTACCACCTTCAGTCTTCAAAGCGGCGAGGCCGAGGTAGCGCATTTCTGCGGTGCGTTCCAGAGCCATGTTTGACTTGGTGATTTCGAACACCTTGTCGTACTGGCTTGGAATCTGGGTGTACTTGCCTTCAACGCCACGGAGACCGGGGAGGAGAAGGTCACGAATCTGACTAAGATTAATAGCCATTGTGTATTACTCCTTACAGGCCAGCAGTGGTACGGAAGGTCTGATTGTTGAACGCTACAGTAATGTAGTTGTACGGAGTAGTAGTGTCCGTACCGTTCGCGCCGGGAGGCTGGGTAATCAGATTGAGGATGCGGAATGCATAGTTAGTCGAAGTACTGATGTTCGCCTGATTGGCGTACGCAATCGACTGACCGCTAAACTGCTGTGCGGAGGTTGGCGAAGTCGTGAGACCAGCCCAGTCAATGTTCTTGCCGACGTTTGCCTGCACTACAGCGGACGAACCGCTTGACTGCACTTTGAACGTAGCCTGTGGATCAGTGATAACCCATGCAGTAATGACAGTGCCCGACGGCACGGTCGTGCTACCGGGCCAATATGGCGACCAGATAACGCGGTTTACTGCGGAGGAGTAGTATTCACAACCGATAAAAATACCAAGAATCTGGTTTGCACCGACAGTTGCGGCAGTCAAGTAACCGCCCGAGAGGGAGACGGGATCGCCCGTCATGTAGTAGTTAGAATCACCACTAGCAATCAACCACTGCGATTGGCCCAGAGAACCTTCACGCCCGTCGAGGAAGCCAGCAAGTTGGAAACCATTGGGCGCAGATGTGTTCGCCATAGGTAGCTCCTGTCTGGAATGATCTTACTTTTGACAGCGCGTCACATTAAGATCAGTCAGAAAAGCCCGCTACGGCGCGTAACGGAAGTGAATACGCGATAAATACCATAATGAATATTTATCGCGCAAGAGTGTTAAAGGAAAAAATTACACTAATTTCAACCTTTGGGAATTTCCATTGGAATATATTCTTTCTTAACGACCTGACGACGTTGGTCGCGTTCAAAAGTTCCGCTAGGAGCCATGCCCAATGCGCGTTCTTTTTCGTTTACAACGCGACGAGCCTCCTGCAATTCCAAGAACTTGGCACGATTAGAGATTTCCGTAGGGCGTTCCATCAAAATCATGCCTTCCCGGATGATTGGACCCTTGTAATTGGCTGGCATCATTGACGGATGACGTGCAGAATCAACCGCTTCCCAACCAGTCTGCGCCAATTCAACTTCATACGAGCCATCTTTCATGCCCAAAGTTTCATAACGCTTCCAATTGTAGTCCCATCCATCCGGGATATCGCGTGGGTCGATGTAAAATTTGTCGTAAACGGTTGCATCTGAATCTTCATTGCGAGAACGGGAACGAATTTGTTCCGCACGGAGGTTTGCTTCGCGAATCCCGCGTGAAACGGGGGCTGTTTTGGTTTCAATTTCCGTATTTTCCACGATATTTGCCTCATTTAATTGGTAATTCATTGAACTAGGGACATTATCGTCCTTCCGAGGACGACCCGGTTTGCGTTTAATGTCATTCATAGCTTCAACTGACCCTTTTTATTGTAATAAAGCATCGCTTCCGCGTATTCTTCATCACTCATACCCAATACTTCTTCCGCATAAGCCCTCATTTCGGGGGTAAGGGTTACGCGAACCTGATTGCTACCCCTTGCCGGAACGCTACCGCCACGTGCAACAGGTGCAGCCGTAACAATATTGCGTTGGCGAGTGCTTTGGGGTGGTGCTTTTTCACCTAAACCCATTTCGTTTTCAAGATATTCAAAATATTCCGGGGTATCGGGCTGATAATTGTCCGCAACAGCACGATAATGAGCAGCCGCCATAAGGTTTTTGCTCTTTTGATCGTGCATTACATGAATATTTTTGCGCACCCACGCCTGTGATGGACCGGAAAGTCGCTGCAATTCGGCTTCAATGGGGTCGTATTGGGTTTGTTCATACGCTGGTGGCTGGTATTGTGGCTCTGGACGCGACCGCTCGTACTGCAAACGCTCATCCAAAGCCTCGCGGCCCTGATGAAGAGTCGAAAGTTTGCTTTCAATCTGCGCCATTTGCCGTTGCAGCTTGGCTGCGGCATGGTAATCGCCTTGTTCAAGCCTATTAGCGTATTCATTTTCCAACATTTCGCCATCACGCTCGTAAGAAGCAATGGCATTGGTAAATGCTGTTAACTGATTGTCAGCCGCCTGATAAGCATATGACCGTACTTCCGTTTCTTTTTGATAAAGATTTTGTTCCGCCTCATTTTTTTGGCGACGAATTTCGTCAGCTTCACGCTTTTTGGCTTCCAACTCGCGTTTCAACTGTTCAATACCGCCGTCAGCGGAATTTACGGGCAGTTCTTCTTCTTTTACAATCGCATTTACGGGAAGTTTAGCGGGGGAATCTGCCCCGATATCAATTTCTTCCGTCAATGGCGGTTTAATTTCAATCACGACTTCTTTTGAAGCGGTTTCCATGTATCACCTATTAAAAAGCGGAATCGGGTGCGGGGATACGCATGCGCACTTGCACGTCCTGCACCATACGGCACAGCACACCATTGATCATGACTTGCCAACCATCCGAAGGACGGATCACAACCCAGTCACCAACGTCTACATTTTGCCCTTGGAAGGAAGTGTTTGCGTCATCGACGAAGGCCTGTACGCCTTTTTTCAAGACAAGACCCGCTTTGCCTTGATATTCGTCTTCTTTGCGCGTATCGTCAGTCAAGAAAAGTCCGGATTTGGTACGTTCCGGACGTTTGTAAACAGCTACAAGTACCCAATTAAAGAAAATATCCACTTTAGAAAGGTCGCCGATAGCGTTTCGGATTTCCTCACGTGGATCGCCCACGTGGTCCATAGTCATATACGTCATGTTTTCCTATCTCGCGTTGTTAGTATCGCCGATTAACTGGTTGTTAATCTCATTAGCCCAGATAAGTGTGTCGGAAATCGCTTTCAAATATCCGACGGCAGCTTTGTAGTCCTCTAGGTTGGTATAAGACCCGGTCAAGATGAATTCCGCACGGGTCTGGGTTTCTTCGTGTAATTTCTCCCGCAGCTTGCGGAAGAACAGTATGTCAAAATTATTCACATCACCTCCTACTTAGCAAGAGGCCACTTTCGTTTTTCTAAACGACCGAGGCCCGAGCCGGAACCATAATCGTGTTCTTGATGGGTTGGCATTGCTGCTTGTGGAGCTTTGCCGCCTACACGACCGCCAGCTTTACGCATAGGAGGGGTAGGAGCGGTCATGCCGGGACGACCAACGTTCATGGCTGGGCCAGCACCTAAACCGCCGCCAGCACCCGCCATACCCGCGCCGGGAGGCATTGCGCCGGGGGGAGGACCGCCAGCACCGGGAGGAGGACCACCAGCACCACCAGCCATTGCGGCAAGCAACTGCGGAGGAATGGCGGGGGGGCCACCCATTGGCGTCTGGGATGCGCCTTTTGGGCCTTCTGGCGAAATAATGATGTTGATGCTGGTCTTGCCTTTACCAACTTTACCGCCAGTAGCACGATGAGCGCGACCGCCGCGTTTTAATTCGCTGGATGTTAAAGATTGGTTTATTTTGTTTTCGGGTTTATTTTGTTGAATAAATTTTTTGCGCTCTTCCGGAGAAGCAGCCATGAGAGTGGCCTTACGAATGTCTTCTGCTAGTGCGCGTTTTTTTAACGGGCGCAACATTTGATCAATTTCGTTCATGCGGCCACCACCGCTTTTGTGTGCGCGACCACCGCGTTTAAGATTGGAATAACCAGTTTCCTTGGCGGTATTTTCGAAATTGCGAACCGCCTTACGCAAGGTATCCTGCGTGTGCTGGCTGTCGGTATCCAAATCCATGCCTTCGTCAACAGAATTACGGCGGGCTTTTTCGTATTGGGTACGTTCTGACCGCAGGCCACCACCGTCAGCTTTGCGAATACGCCCGCCACTTTTTTGACCTTTCCAAGGGTCTGGCTGTGGGCCATACTCATCGTACATTTTTTCAATGTTTCCATAATACTTCTGAGACGATTTATTTTGCATAGCTAGAGCTTCTTCACGCTCCCGCTTTGCCACTTCGTCATTTGCACGGCGTCTTTTTTCAAACTCGGTGCTTTCAGAACGCAAGCTACCACCGTCAGCTTTTTTGGTTCTACCGCCCCAGCACTTTTCGGTGCGGTGCTTCAAAGCGGAAGGTTTAACTTCCTTACGGATCAACTTACGATCTTCCGCCTCATCCGGATGCGCGGAAACGCTACCACCCTTTTTGTGGGGCGATACAACGCCAGTCATCATATTTGCGCCAACGGACATAGGAACGCCGTATGGAAGGCCTTCGCGTTTTTTGCGCATAGCCATTGCGGCTGCGCGTTTTTTACGAAGAAGCGGGTTAAATGCGGCGACACCACCGCTTGCCAATTCTTCATCACGCTCAAACGGTGCAGGAGATTTGCCGCGAGGCTTTTTACCCAAGTTCTGTTTGGCTTTATTACCTTCCAAGTGAGCAACTTTACCACCGCGTTTAAAACGCTGTTTGCCCACAGGAGCAGCACCCGACGGGGTTTCTGTACTTAACTGGGGGACACCATCGTAGGGATGAACATCATCAAAATGTTTCTTGCCAGAATGCTCTTTGTGCAAACCCATGCGCTCCATTTTGTCGTGCGCAGCCTGTTTTGCTTCGTGTTTGTAGTGTGTCATTCTAAATCTCCACGGTGGATTTCGCACCATAAACTAAATTTTGGCAACCGCCAATAGGTTACACATTGGGATTATCTACCAATTTTTGTACGTCTGGTTTGACAAACCTTTCGGCAATTGGCGCACTTTCTGGGTGTACTGCAATTTCGCGGGCAAGTTGCAACATAGAAATACGTTCTTTGCTTTCGCGATCCGCAATACGATTTTGAGCGTCCGCCGTAACATCTACGGCGCGGACTTTGACTTCCGCCATTTTTGCCTGCGAATCCATCATCTTCGCCTGCGCCATGACCATTGCGGGGTCTGCCATTGGGTCGGCCTGACGTGGTGGTGCAAACAATGATTTAGCGTCATTGATACCCATCATGTCCATAATGCGTTCATCCACGGCCTGCGCGTTGTACAGTTCCGGGTTTGCGGCTTGCAACTGCTTGATCGCCATAGCTTTTTGAATTCTTGCCGTCTGCGATGGGGTGTTGGGGTCCGCCATAGGGACGAGGTTTGCGTCGTTAAGGGCTTTAACAAGCACTTCTTCCGACCAAGTTCCAGCAGGAAACTTGTTTTCGCGCCAGAAACTTTCCGGGTCTTCTTTGAACAACTCTTTTAGCAGTTCAAATTCGCGGGCTTGTGCAGCATGCATACGTTTATGCACGGAGGACATAGTCTTCTGCGCTTGTTCAATCAACGCAATGGTCGTGCCAACGGGAGCCTGTGTATTCCCCTCACCAACGTTCAATTCAGCGGTGCCCCCAAGACGCTGGCCGGACGTATCGATTAATTGCAACAACTGCAAAAACCCACCGTCTACCCCACGGTATGGAAGGTTCATAACCATGTTTTGAATTGGTTGACCGCCCGTTTCAATAGCAACGCCGGAACCGGGAGCCACGCGGAACTCGTTGGTCATCTGCCGCCCAGCTTGTTTTGCGTACAGGAATCCGGGGAAGTTAGCAAACATCCCGTTATCAAGGGACAAACGCCAACCAGCGGTAAGGGCCATTGTCGAGTTACCAAGCAAATGCAGCAGGCCAAACCCGTAGAACCCAATTCCGGGAACAAAAATGTAGTCTACAAACACGCCTTTACGCAGGAAATTGTCATCGTCCTGTTTCCACCAGCGGCGGATTTCAAGAATTTCGCGGCTGGTTTTATCCAATGTTACGCGGTACGGAAGGCGCAAGCCCGTAATGTTGCCGTCAGCGTCTTCATGTTCGTAACCGGGGATATCCAATTCGCAATAACATTCAAACACATCACGCAGTTCATTTTCCAAATTAGAAGACTGCGTTGGTTTGATTCCTTGAAGATCGTCAATTTTTTCTTCAACGGGGTTCTTTTTTAAGGGGCCAGCATCCGTCAACGGAATAGTGCGGTACACGCCCAAAAGCTGCATGCGCTTCATAATAGAAGGTTGCATTTTGATGCGGTGGGTTACGCGTTGTGCGGAATCAATATTTGTTTCGGAGGAGGAGACAATCACGTCTTTTACGTCTACAAATTCGGAGACAGGCCGACGACGAATTGGGCAGTGGTATACTTTTTTGAATGCTGTTCCGCAGAAACCAAGCGAAAAGAACATGCGTTCCGTGTCTGGGTAATATTCTTTTGCGGTATACGTCAGGTAATGGTTAAAATCCATTTCCAACGCATGCGCTTCAACGTTCACGGTTTTGTTTTCAAACCCGTCATTGCGAATTTTAACGGGACCGGAAGACGGAAGCATTTCGCCTTGCGCATTGGCTTGGAACCGCACGACAGCTTCCAGCAGCATTGGGTGCTTGACTGTTGCCTGACCCTCAACGGACGTGGAGCCGTCCGCCGAATTGGATTTGGGGGATTCAATCTTGGTGCCCAACAGGTCCAACCCAAGAACAATCTGTTCCAAATACTCTGATCTAGATTGGTCATCTTGTTCAATCAATCGTAGAAGATCGTTTGCAATCTGCCCAAGCGTAGACCCGTCAATATCCATCGCGATGTTTTCGTGGAAATCATCATCGATTTTTTTATTTGGGTTGGCCATCTGGCCTATATTGATGGTAACAGACCCGTCAGCATTCTCGACTTTGACGTAACCTTTGTCAGTATCGATTGTGGGTTCAATATCGCCGTCGGCTTCCAGATCAATATCCAGCGGCTTGTAATCGTCATAGGTTTTCCCCGATACGGGGTTCTGTCGAATATTGAACGGGGCGAGAGCCATATGTTACACCCAATATAACGGTTTACTTGTGTTCTGCGGTTTGTATATCATGGATTCTGTCTTCTCCGCTATAGCTTCTGCGGGTTTTTGTGCAAATCCAATGGTCCGAAGATGTAGGAGTGCTTGCGTCATACTATCGACCAAGTCATCGTGTGCCCCACGCGGGAACGATTCCGCCTGACCAATCATTTTTTCCGCCCATTCAAAGTCGGGGGCGTAGATCATTCCTTCCGAAAACAAATGTTGGATGGCATATGCACGGGCAACCTTATCACCCCGACCGGGGTCGATAAGTTGCAAGCCCCAATTCTCTCGCGAAAAGTTGGTACGAATTTCTTGCGCGACACTGATTCCGGCGGCTTTTGATTCAATCAAGAGCTTATCGATCTTAAACTTATTGCATAACAACCCGACTTGTTTGACGAGCTGCGGGAACTCCAGACGATCCTGCCACGCGTAAATAAGCATGATCCGCCTGTTATCATTGCGGTCGGTCCACACGCCCCAAATGGTTAAAGCCGAATAATCATTCTCTTGCTTTGTTGTGTATGCCGTATCCAAAGACGCAATGACGTATTCAAACGGCGGGAAAACAGTTTTGGGGAGGCCTTCCGTGCCGGAGATGGCTTCATCCCATAGAACCCACCATTCCCTTTTGATAATACCGCCGCCTTTGGGCTGTGGCCGTTGTTGCAACTGACCCGCCGCCGCAAATGGCCCGAGGCTCGATTCAAGTTCTTTGACTTCGGTGTCACCGAACCGCTCAGGAACAAGAAGTTCACCTTCTTCCCGTTCATCAATGAACCATTGAGTAATACAACGGCGGTCTGACTCAAAGCGCATCGGTAGGCATAGATGAGTCCAATTTCCGATATCTTTTTGAAGGATGTGACCCGTAAGGTCACCTTCGTGGAGTCTTTGCATGATAACAATAAAGGCACCCGTTTTGGGATCGTTAAGACGGGTGGACATTGATTGATCCCACCACTCCAATGTACCTTCACGGACAAGGTCTGACTCCACTTCGTTTGCGTTGTGCGGATCGTCAACGATGATAATCGATCCCCCTTCCCCTGTCAGGGAGCCGTCAACGGATGTCGCAAGGCGGTACCCGCCTTTATCATTATCAAACCGAACCTTTGTGTTCTGGTCGGACGTAATGCGGTAACGATCACCCCAATATTTTTTGTACCACGCGCTTTCAAGAAGCCGCCGGGTCTTCAAACTATCGCGGATCGACAAGGTTTGCGCGTAGGAGGCAAACAGGAACTGTACGTGCGGGCCTGCAAGCGGGCCATGTTCCCTCTGAGCCCAAATCCATGCGGGGAACGCAACGGAGACCATTGAAGATTTGGATGTGCGGGGCGGAACGTTGATAACAAGCCGCCGAATCTCCCCGTTAGCGACCGCCTGCAAATGTTCACCGATAGCGTTCAAATGCCAACCGTGTTTGTACGGGTTAGGATCGATGTACTTCCAACCGCCGCGTAGAAACTTGTGAATGTTATTTTCGTATTCCAACCGAAAGATTTCCTTGATGGCTTCATCCGGATGTTCATCAAGGGCATTTTTGTAGTGTGAAGGAAGAATAAGATCACTCATCAGAGATGTTCTCGTATTCCGTTTCTATGAATTGCTTGTCTTTTGACTTTGAGGACAGCTTGTGGAGCATTTTCAACCGTTCCTCTTCGGGGAGGTTGCTAAAGTCAAACACAATGGACGGGCCACGCTGGAACTCTTCGGGGTCTTTATCCCGCCAGTTCATACGGGCTTTTGTCAGGAATATACCCGCTTGGATCGATGACGGCTGATCCTTCATGGCTTGCTGGTACAGGTTCTCCACAACAAGGGCGTTAGCAATCTGCCGCCCGAATTGGATTTCCTGTTTGTAGTTTTCCAGCAACCACGTCTTGGATATACCAATTGTATCCGCAATCTCGTCAACCGTCATGCCCATCTTGGCTAGCCCCGTTAACGAACGGCGCAATCTGTCATCAATGACAATCTCTTTCCGCTTGCGAGGGTTCTTTTCCACGGGTTTCTTGGTTTGGTAGACTCGTTTGCGTTTTTCTTCTGGCATGCGCTGTCTTCCAATGGTTTTTCCATTTACGGTTTTCTGGTGGAGGCGGCGCAACCGTATTTTTACGCCGTTGATGACTTCTGTCTTGTTCATGGCTTCAAAATGGACTAGGGTTATGGGAATGTCAATTCTCGCTTGAAAGAGAAATTTAATCAATGACGGAAATCGTTGAAGATTTGACAAGTGAAGTTGACCGCCTCACTGAAAATATCATGTTATCGTTAAACGGGGAGACAGTCCCCCTCGCGATGATCGCGCTTGTCAATTGCGTGTCGGTACTCATTAAGGACATGCCAGAACAAAACCACACTCGTGCAGTTGAGGAGACCGTGGAGATGTTTATGGGGTTCATGGGGTACTCGGAAATTGACGCTGACGAAATACAAAACGCAACGCGCCACTAACAGGAGACAATTGTGGACAAGAACTGGATGACTGAAGAAGCCGCCGCCCATAAATACTGCCCGAAGATTGGGGATTATTGCCTCGTATCGGATTGCATGTTTTGGGAATGGCAAGACCCAGAGTACCGTTATGCTGCGGAATCGCCCGGTGAAGGCTGGGTAAAGGGGGAAGTGGACGAATGGATGGTAGGAGTGACAGAAGGAAAGTCGCCCAAGTTTGAATGGTACAAAGTTCGTGCGGAAGAAAAGGGCAAATGCGGTATTCGCTGTTGACACCCGTACTAATTGAAGGTACGGTTTAACACAAGGGAAGTTCATCCCCCCGAGGAACGCCGCATAGGCTTCCCGAGTAGAAATCGGGCAAACGAGCATTTGATCTGGATAATACGGCCAGAAGGGTCGCTCGCGATGCCAGACAGTTACCGCAAGGCGTGAGCGGTAACCCAGTTTGATTTGGATACCTACCACCGTGTGAATCATGGATTGGGGTCATAATGCCAAACACGCTGCCCAACAACATGTGCGGGTAGTTTTAACAAAAAGGTGCATAATGGAACTTGGGACAAAAGACATAACGCCAAAGGGCTACCCCACAAAGATGTTTAGGAAATGCGTCCTTATTCCCGAAAAAGGGCAAGCAATTTTCAAAGAACTGTCCAAACAATACTCGTCTGATATGTTGTGGTTATGGGCTGTCTATTCTGATCCATTTTTGAGCAAATGTATGGAAAGGGAGATAACAAACCTTAATCCCCCAAAAGCAATTCGGGGTGAAGTCGAAGGGTATTTTTATTCTCATGGCGATCAAATTGCTATTGAGATGGTATGGCGGGAACCTAAAAAATAATGGGTTTGCCGCTATTGCCCCAACATACGAGGGGTAACATTTATAACTTGACCACAATATGCGAGACAGGAAAGCACCATGTGCGTACGACGTTCACAGGCACGACCAGCATACAAATCCAATCCCCATAAGTTCTACGATGAACTCCGCCCAGCCCTACAGGGGTTAGAGTACAACAAGCGCGTAGACGGGTATGAGTACGATGAAACCAAGGCGGTCATTGTAAAGGCGACAACGGATCTCATAGAACACCTCCTACAGGTCGCGGAGTCTGGGCGCGGTACACCGCTAGAAAAATTGTAAATAGCCTCCGTAGGGGGTTCCTTTTAAGGGGTGGCCTCCATTTCATTACGGTGGGAACCCTTTTTTAATAGGCTGGTGTGTATTACAGTGTTTTAGTACAGTTAAAGAATCGTGGGAATTTTGGTATACTTGGGGGGTAGGGAACCCCCATAAATGGGGGTTGGGGTTTTTTTTCCTAGGGGGTGTAGTCCCACTTTTTGGGACAGTATAGCATAAGTATTCCCACAGTATAGGATTACAGTATTACTTTATAAGACTACAGTATACTGTAAGTATACACGTACGCCTGGGCGCGTTACTATACTATCCCATTGCATAGGATTACATGCAATCCCATATATGGCACCCAGGACAATCTGGCATACGTATTCTTACGTACGTATTTATACTGATTTAAAGCAATGGTTTATGTGCCAGACTGTTGGCTGGTAGCAATTCTGCTATCGGATAAGGAGATTATGTCATGTCAATGCCTACCGGATTTATTGAGAATACACCATTTAGCTTGACCACCAGTGATTTGTTGCAGGCACTCAATCAAGCCCGATATCTGCACGAACGGCTGCTGGTGGCTTACTATGTTAACGCTGGCCATAGCCAAGATTATCATCTGCTAAGAGCGCGTGAGAGCTTGCAGGAAGCCGCTGCTGCTATGGGATATAATCTTGTGGCGATACCTGATCCAGATGACGGGGAAGCCGATGAGTATTTCTGGACTGAAAGTGAATTGGCTGCTCGTGAATATATTAACGGTTGACACTAACGGGCTGGCGCAAGCCAGCCCACACCCACACAAAGGAATGATACAATGAACAATGAAACACTGATCGATGCTATCGCTGCTGCTGTGCTTGCCAAGATAGGGCAGAACACAATCAATTCAGAGCTTGATATGATCCGCACAGAGATGACGGCCATACACAATAGAATTCTTACACTCACCAACAGGGTCGAGACAGGCGAGACCGATATCTCGCGTCTCGAGATGCTGGTCGAGGGAATGGACGAATCCGTTACACGGGATGATGTGGCGGACATAATCCGCGACACTCTTTCCGGTGCTTCACTCTCAATTGATATCTGAAACAAAGGGGCAGGTGAAAGCCTGCCCACACTCACAAGGGGCAGACTATGAAAACAATCACTCTCACGGCTCCGGCACATTGGGCCAGCTATCTGATCAACAGTGATGCATCCGGTCTAGATGATGAAGACATTCGGGCCTGTGATTTGTTCTTCCGTTCTCAATTCGGAAGAAAAGGCGCGATTTGTGTCGATGCAACAGATGCGGGGTTTATGGCATGGCATGATGCGCGAGACTATGCGCTAGCGGCAGACTGTGCAGAATTTACGTTTATCATCTAATGGGGGCGGACATGATCAAAACGACAAAACAACAACGCATTGCAATCATGCGCAAAGCGACACAATCCGGTCAAGCATATCTTGAATTGCGTAAAGCGATTAAACCGACATTCGGTTGTGATGGCGCAATCATTGTGCAATGGTGCAACATGTGGTTGTGCATCGAGCGAGACGGTTATTGCCACACTTGAACAAAACTAAAAGACTGTGAACGAGTGAGGGGACCCGTAGGTCCCCTTTTTTTATTGCGTATGATCCGGATCGATCAAGCGAACATGCTTTCACCGATTCCCCATAATTGAGCGTTCAACCGTAAATCACTGTCTGCACCACGGATCCGCCGGATTGATCGAATCTTTCCCATTGCAATGCCTTGGATGCCGCCACGGGTTAAATGTTCCTGTACACGGTTAAACGTACACCAAGCGTTATCCTGTGCGTCTTCCGGACGTTTTGCCTCTAATAGATCACCAGCAACAACCGGACGTTTATCCGCCACTGGATATCGCAATTCCAATGCTGCCTGTGCAAAGTCTAATTGTTGCGCATAAGACAAATGTTTTTTAGTCCATCCGTCGATCAAACGATCCGCTGCTGTTGTGCTTGCCTGTATATGCGCTACTGCTGCTTTGATCCGGTCCCATAGATTGCCGCCACGATGCCCAAGTGAAGCCGAGCCGTAATCCTTAGAATAGGTCACTATTCCATTGGCGCACACAAAGCGAAATACACCCCCGAACAATTCGACTGCCTTTGTCCCATCGTGCGCATTACGCAATAGAATCTGCGCAACGGTCCCGTCATGGTTGATTGGTGCATCATAGTGCTGGAATTTCACGATATGAGTATTGAACCCATATTTATGTGCTTTCCGGACATTTGCTGCCTGTGCTTGCACTACACCATATCCTAATGCGCTCATGTGCTGCACAATATCGATTGTCGGGACATGCCGATAGTTTGGTGATCTAGACTCATGCGCTTGCATTTTAAACACTGCCGCCGGAAGGCTATTGATGCTTTTGAATTCGGTCAACATAGGCTTTTTTCCTTTTGTCTTATCCCCACCATTGGGGATGAACAAACAATGCATCAAGTTTTCCTTTAAGTCCATATACGTATAAACACTTACAGGGTCTTGCATTCCAGCCTATTCCCTATTCCTACGTATAAACACTTATACGTTGATCTGTGCTTGACTATTGTGCGATAATGTTTAACGTGTGATCTATGACCGTGGGGACGGTCTTTAACAAGAGGTGAAACAATGCAGATACAATTTAAACGGTTTTTCTCGGTTGATAGTCCCAAGGCCATCAAGGCAAACAAATTTGGCTATTTGAACGCTATCAACTATATGGCACCAGCAAGAACAGCCGGACATGGGGACATGTGCCCCGATGCTTCCAATGGTTGCAAGTCTATATGCTTGGGTGAGCATTCCGGCCAAGCTGCAATGCGTAAAGATGGTGAGGATAACGCTGTTACCCTATCCCGCAAGAATAAGATCATTTATTTCATGTCAGACCGGAAAGCATTTATGGCGGAGATGGTTGCGCATATCGCGAAACTAGAACAATCCGCCAAACGTGATAATTTAACCCTTGCTGTGCGTCCTAACGGATCGACGGATATTGCATGGGAAGGAATTCGCGATGAAAACGGTTTAACGGTCTTTGACCATTTCCCATCTATTCAGTTTCTCGACTACACCAAGAACCCGAGACGTTTCAAACGTCCATTACCATCTAACTACCATTTGACGTTTTCGCGATCCGAAACAAACGAAGCGCAATGCAAGGCACTACTTGCCCAAGGTGTCAATGTGGCTGTGATCTTTGCACATGGTTTACCCGTTATCCGCAATTTGTGGGGCCATCCTGTGATTGATGGTGATAAGCATGATTTGCGTTTTCTTGATCCGCAAGGTGTGGTTGTCGGATTAACACCAAAAGGAAACAAAGCAAAGCGTGACATGTCGGGCTTTGTGTTGCGCGACTATTAAGGGATAGGGCGAAAGCCCCATTCTTTCCTATCTTGCAATTTGAACAACCCGTGTAAAATTTGCACAGTCTTATTGAACAATCTAGCCAAAAGGTGAACCAATGATCTATGTCACATCCGCCAAAAAACTATCCGAAACACTTCCGATTATTAACGCATGCAATAAATTTCATACATACGAAACCGCGAGAAACTATGCGGATGAATTCGTTCGTTTGCGTGGTCAACCCTGTTACATTTACAGTTTCGTTCAACACGAAACAATCGAACCAGAACTGCTAAGAACATTTCGCTTGGAATTCACCCGACTGGAAATTGACCAAATAGACGTAGAGGCAACCGATTTAGCAGAAGCAATCAAAATTGCCCGCTCTTCATTCCCCAAAAACGAATGGGAATTGATCCGCTCACACTTGATCGAAAAGGAATAACCAAAATGACGCAAACCGTTTGGACCGTTTTAAACGATTCGACTATCATGGATCACCCAAGCATCGCGGTGTTCAACCATCGGGCGGATGCTATGGCATTCATTAAGGAACTATTTGAATACTATCTGGAGGCATCCGAATTGCCGCCCGACATACTACCCGAACCCATCGACTATTGGGATGGGGTTAGATACGATTTTGACCACCCAGACGGGTATTGTAGCGAATGGGCGTATATTTCCGATTCCGAAGTGCGGGAGTGACCAAAATGCGTGAATTCACAGTGACGATGACCAAATTCTATGAAATTTCCATCCTCGCGGAAGACGAAGACCGCGCAATCGAAATTGCGGAAGAAACCCCCTTAACCGATTTGGGTTGGGAATTAACACATGTTGAATATGATACGGAAGGCGAATAATACCGAACGGTAAAACCGAAAGCCCCTGTGATGAGCGGGGGTTTTTTCTTTCCCGAACAGGACACCAAACGATAGGATAGGATATGAAACCAAGGCACATAGAAGCCCAAGCACTGGCATCGCCGCTCTTCCGAAACCGAATCAAACCGGACAAAAAGAAAGCGCAGAACAGGCGGAAATGCCGTTCCAAACCCCAGACAAACTTCACGATGACAAAGAGCAGGGGCGGGTCAAACCGCCCTTTTCTATTGATAAAACAATATACTAACCAAAACCAAACCGCAAGATATTACCCATTGACATATTAAACCTTTCGTTTAAAATGATCGGCCAGTAGATCGGCCAACCTATGAAAGGGGTAACAAACATGAAGATTCGGTTTTATTACTGCCAGCAGTGCGGCAGCACTCACATCACTGCGCCCACTACAACCGAATGGGATCAGACGACCCAGCAATGGGTTGCGGCACCACCCAATTTGGAAACCGGATTCTGTCGGGTCTGTGAGGGTCCAACACAAATCCGCGAGGGCTTAATTATGGAAAAATTTGGGGACAATTGATGGACATTGTTGAAAAGCTGCGCGGCGCACACTGGGCTGACAAGATAGCTCATGAAGCCGCTACCGAAATTGAACGGTTAAACAAAGAAAGCAAACGACAAAAAGAATTGCTTCAACACTGGTTAGCTTGCTGTTTTGTGGATACCCGCAATGGCAGTGTGTCGTTTGGCATGGGCGTTAAAAAAGTTTGGTCAGAAACACACGAATTATTGCGGAAGGAATAGTGATGGACATTGTTAAACGGTTGCGGAAATGGTTGACCGAAGAAAACACATACAAATTGCTTTCTGATGCCGCTGACGAAATTGAACGGTTGCGGGGAGCATTGCGAGAAATTGCATCCATTGATTATCGTGGCCCAATGCCGGATGGCGTTCAAATAGCCCGTAAAGCACTAGGGGAGAAAGAGTGATGATCAAAATGACAAAGAACCGGATCAATGATCTGGAAATCGAAAATGTTTATTTGAAATCCGAATTGTTGGATCGCCCATCATTGCGGGATCAGTTTGCAATGGCGGTTTTAACTGGGATCATTACACGTTCCGCAACATATTTTGACGAAAACGGATTTAACCAATTTGCAGTTTGGTCATACGAAATTGCGGATGCAATGCTTGCTGCACGAAACGAGTCAACCAAAAATTGAGCGGATTTGTTCGCCAGTTTGTCACTCGTAACTGGTATGGTTACCCTGTTCACAACCATAGGAGAGCCAACATGGCTAAATACATCGTTTCTATTACTGCGCCGCTTATTCGAGAATACGAAATCGTAGCGGACAGCGTTGAATCTGCTATCGAAATTGCGGAATTAGAATTCGTTCGCGATTTTCCTGTTGCCGCTAATACAAACGTGATCGACGAATTCGATACGGACGTTTCGGATGCGTACGAAATCGATAACGATGGCGAAATGATTGTTGCATGATAAATGGGGGAGGGCCAAACTGGGGGGGAGCCCTCCCCCTTCATCAACCGCCGCAAAAGGAGCAAAAACAGCGGGACGAATCCTATTATAGCGCACGTATTTATCGGAACAATCGGTTTCTCGTATCAAAATTCAAAACCGTGTACCCAATCTTGCCAGCATCCGGTTGATACCGAATCTTTTTGATGTAGATACCCGTAGTCGTATCGTATTCTGGATCACCAATTCTTCCGACAATTACACCCAAATCGGCTTTGTTAGCCCAGTGGGAGCTGTCCGCGAGATTGTACAAACCCAGTTCCTCGCTATCCATTTGGCTAGATGCCTTGGTAGGATGAACCACTACTATCACCAATACGTTATACTGCATAGCAAACGATTTTAGCTTTTTGATGGCGCGGCCAATGTATTCCGTTTGGCTTTCGTCCGCCTTCTTACGGTGTTCTATTTCGTTCCAAGGGTCAATCAATACGCATTTAACCCCTTCGCGGATCACTGCCGTTTGCATCTTATCCAACAACCAATCAATATCATGTTCGGTTTCAAGGTCAGCACGGTTTGGTGCGATGAACGTGAAATACTTGTTAATAAAGACGGTTGCCTTTTCCTTTAACGCTTGGGACGCATCTGCAAACTTCCCCCCAATAGCCGCACCCATGATCGCATGAGTAACGTACGGGGAGATTTGCATTTCGAATGACGCGACAGCGATAGGCCATTTATGCATCTTCGCGAGGTTCGCGACCAACTGCATGGTCCAAGTACTCTTCCCATGCCCCGGGAAGCCCCCTACAACCATGAAAGCACCCAAGTGAGGGGTCAGGTAGCCGTCAACCAATGGCCAGCCTGTAGAGTAGGTTTTTATCGGTTCTGCGGGCGGGAAATCCTGCTCTTTAAACAGACCATCGATAGGGTATGGCTTCGCGTTCTTGATTATGTCCAAAACAGTTTCCGCACCGTGTTGGACAAGGACGTCATTGAAGTCCTTACAACCATCCGGATATACCACAAACGAACACCGAACACGATCCAGCCTACGTACAAGTTCTTCTGCAAGTCGCTGACCAGCTTCATCACTATCCGCCGCTATTATGATTCGCGGGATTTTGGAAAGGCTATCCCAGTCATTAAGGATGAAACCGTATTTGACATCCTGATCAACATTAATGGGATCATTTTCAGCAACGCGAATAAGCTGTCCATTACGATCACGAGGGGGAGGAGCCCCATCAGGAACGGAAACAACAAAAGGGTGACCGGAAACGGCAACAGAGAGAGCATCGACTTCACCTTCGGTAATAACAAGAGCCGCACGACTATCGTGCAACATTGGCTCATCCAAAATGTCAGCATTAAAGAACTGCTTACGCCCGTCCTTCTTCTGCCAAAATGATTTTTGTGCGCCCCTATACTTCGCGCCTACTTCTACACCATTGCGGATGAAAGGGAAGACAAATATGTCCCCCGTTTCATCTTGGAGGACTGAACCATCGGCTTCGCGCCTCCCGCTGTAGCACCCCATATGTTCGGCTATTGTCGGCGTCAACCCGCGACCCTCTAGCCATTTTGAATGTTTTTCCG